TAGTAAAAACATATAATAGATGAGTAAAACAACAGCCGTTATAGTAGAAATACTACAAGATGAGTTAACTGTTCTGGACAACTCCACAGTTGGAACTCCAACTCTACTTGAAGAGTTAGCAGTTATGGAAGTTACTATAAATCAAGCAAGTAATCTTTATAAAGACAGTATGATATATCCAGTAAATGATGAAGTTCTAGCACTTGTAAGAAGAGTAGGAGCACTTTGTATCAGAGCTGGAAAAAATTATGACATGCCTGTAGTATGACGCTATTTGACAGTGCTCTTAGAAAGATAAATGACGGTAGAAAAGGTCTAAACGTAGGACTGCCTTTAACCTTTAGGAGATTGGCAGAATACATTCCTAATATTCAGAAAGAGACCTACTACTTATGTGGTGGCTTTACAAAAACTGGCAAGACAGCCTTAGTAGATGACATCTTTCTATATTCTGTATATGACCTTGTTAAAAGAAATCCTGAGTATGAGAAGTATGATATAGACATAGACTACTTTAGCTTTGAGATAGATAAGCATACAAAGATAGTTAAAGGTATAGTAAGATATCTGTACTATAAGTATAATATTGTAACAGATATTAATTATGTCCTAAGTAGAGGTAAGAACAGAATATCAGAAGATATTTACAGCAAGGTTGTAGAAGCCAAAGAGTACTTTGATAAATTAGAAGACATATTACATATATATGATGAGCCTATAAATCCTACAGGTATTAACAAATACTTGTATAGAAAGGCTGCACATGCTGGTACTGTAAAGACCAGGAATATAACTATAAAGGATAGAGAAACTGGTAATGACAAAGTCATTTCTGTGTTTGACCAGTATATTCCTAATAATCCTAACAGGTACCATATTGTGATTATAGACCATATAGGTCTAATGACAACTGAAAGAGGTTTTACTTTAAAACAGAACCTTGATAAAATGTCTCAGTACTTTGTTACTTTAAGAAACAACTTTGGAATTATTCCAGTAGTTGTACAGCAGCTCAGTGCAGAAACTGAAGATGAGAACAGAATTCACTCAAAGACATTACAACCTAGATTAAGAGATTTCTCTGATTCTAAGTATCTTAGTAGAGATGCAAATGTAGTCATGGCTTTATTCAGCCCTTATCCATTCAGGATTCCTAAATGGAACAATTATGACATTACAATTTTCGGAAACTACTACAGAAACCTGGAAGTATTAGCCAATAGAGATGGAGAGCCTAATATAAATATAGGACTATTTTTTGAAGGTGCTATAGGTACTTTCTTTGAACTACCTAAGGCTAATGATGAGAAGGAATTAAATAAAGTATATAATTATATTAAAAACAGAAAGAAGCAATGAGATAATGGGCAAAGGAGTTTTAATTATTGGAGATTCTGGAACTGGAAAAACTAAAGCAATTGAAGGATTAAATCCTGAGAGCACTTTCATAATAAATGTGCAAGGTAAGCCTCTTCCTTTTAGGTCTGGTTCTAAGTATAAGGAGGTTGATCTACAAGCAGGTCCTCCAAAGATAGGCAATATAGCAGAGACAGATTCTGCAAACATGATATTAGCTGTAATGGATTTTGTATCTAGAGAAAGAAAGGATATTAAGACTATAATAATAGATGACTTTCAGTATATAGCTGCTAATGATTTTATGAGAAAGGCAGAACAGAAAGGATATGAGAAGTTTACTATTATAGGCAAGAACATATGGCTACTAGCTAACAAAGCTAGAGAAGTGAGAGCTGATATTATAGTATACTACTTATGTCACTCTGAAATAGTAAAAGATCCTGATGATGTTAAGTATAGAAAAGCTAAAGTACTAGGCAAGATGATAGATGACAAAGTGACTTTAGAAGGAATGTTTACAATTGTCTTGTTTACAGAGGTTGAAAGAAACAATAACTTAATAAGTTACTGGTTTACAACTAATAATGATGGCTATAATACAGCTAAAAGTCCTGTAGGTATGTTTGAGTTTAAGATACCTAATGACTTGCAGTTGATAAGTAATACTATTAATGAATATTATAAAAAATAAAATATGTTTAGTAATATAAATTTTGGAATTCCAACCAATTTAAAAAGGAGACATGAAAAGTATCCTGACTTAAAGGTACTAACTATGTTACCTAAGTCAGAAGTAAAAGGATCCAATTGTAAGTTTGTCTTCAATAAGAAGGCTATGCTAAATATAGGTCTAGGCTCTGTTATAGGACAAACAGTTTCAACATATGTAAAGGAAGATGAGAATCAAGTATTTCTTGCAGAAACTACATCCTTCGACCAAGTATCTAGGAAAGATAAGTATCAGGTGACAAGGACAGGCAGCTTCAGCAATAAATCTTTTTATAATTTTCTTGCAAAAAAGTTCAATCTGGATAAGACTGTAGATAATGAGTTTGAACTTACAGAAGTTGTAGATGATACAGTCAGTATAAAAATGTATAAGCTAGATCTTATACGTTCAGAAGAAGAAGATAGTGTTTAACTTAAATTTTAAATTAATATGGGATATGGATTTGATGACAGTGTAAAGGACAGTGAACATATCATAGGTAACTTTATTCAAGTAACCAAAGAGACAGCTATAGCAGCTGGTAGGTTCATAAAGGAACTAAGTGCAGGAACTACAGATAATGGTTATGAGTACTTAGATGTAATTGTTGAGGATGATAAGGAAGCTTCAGCTAAGAAGAGATACTTCAAGCCTGTAATGGGAGACATACTTAAAACTAAGGTAGAGTTAGAAAATGCAGAAAGTAAGTTTAGTAGAGTAGTAGCTAATATCTCCCGTAGGTTCTTAGGAGAGTCTTATACTCTTCCAAAAATGCCTACATTTCTGGAGTTTGTAAATAAAATAATTGCAGATATTGGAGATAAATATAAAGATGTAGAGTTAAGAGTTAAGGTTGTCTTAGACAAAAATGACTTTCCAACACTACCTAACTATGCTCCTATATTTGAATTAGCTTCTGTTCCACAAGGAGAAAGTAAACTAAAGATTGCATCTTTTGATAAGGTAGAAAGTACTGGAAGAGCAAGTACTGTTGAGCCAGACTCTTTTGATGAAGGACATAATCCTTTGTGGGGAACAGAGTCTAGCACAATATCCTCTTAATATGTAGTTCCAGATGGATGTTAAATTAAAAGAATGTCCTTGCTGTAAGAATGAAGATATTATATTGAATAAGAAGGTAGAGCAGTATGAGTGTTCTGCAGATGATGAGTACTTTGTTATTAATTGTCTGGAGTGTGATCTGGAAATGAGAAGTAGAGTTATATCTAGGGAGACCAGATTCACAGAAGCTTTCATTCAGCAAAAACTGGAACAATATAAACTAGATCTGATAGAAAAGTGGAACAGTAGACAATAATGTATCAGATTAGTATGCCTCTAACTATGGAAAATATACTAAAGAGAGTATCTGAGTGGGATATATTTGTAAATTATTGTCCTGAACTAACAGAACCAGATACTCCCTTTAGGTCTGTATTTAGAGAGGATCTAAATCCCTCCTGTAGAGTTTCTCTGTTGTATGGTAGGATGATATATAAGGATTTTGGAGAGATTAAGAGCTTTAATTGCTTTGGATATGTTTCCAGAAGATTTAACCTTTCCTTTGTAGATGCTCTACAAAAAATAAATAGAGACTTTAATCTTGGTTTAGAAGACTCTGGCAAAGAAGACATTGTATATACCAATGTAACTATAGGCAGTATGCCCAAATTGCAAGAGAGAAGTCAGACCATTATTAAAGTAAAGACAAGAAGTTGGAGTGATATAGACCAAGTATACTGGTATGATAATTTTCACATCAGTAAGGATGTAGTATACAAGTCTTACACATTTCCTATAAGTCATTTTTGGATTAATAATCATAGAACAAATAATCAGGACCTGTTGTTTACTATTGAAACTGCAGAACCTGCGTATGGTTATTATTTTGGTAGGCATGAAGGTATAGATTTATGGTACATATACAGACCTACTAAAAATAAATACAGAGGTAGGTGGAAGAGCAATGTAAGGTTGAAGGTAATAGATGGTTGGAGAACATTGCCAGAAA